GGCAAGCGTGACGCCATTGCCGAGCCTGACGCCATTGCCGAGCGTGACGCCATTGCCGAGCCTGACGCCATTGCCGAGCCTGACGTCTTCGCCGAGCGTGACGCCATTGCCGAGCGTGACGCCTTCGCCGAGCCTGACGTCTTCGCCGAGCCTGGCGTAATTGCCGAGCGTGACGTCTTCGCCGAGCCTGACGCCATTGCCGAGCGTGACGTCTTCGCCGAGCGTGACGTAATTGCCGAGCGTGACGTCATTGCCGAGCGTGGTGGAAACAACGCTTCCATTCGGATTTGTGTGCTGTATGCTTTTCATAGACCCCTCACAAGTCAGTGTTGCCTTCAATACCCTAGGCCCCGTTGCACTTTTCAGGGTGCAAACGGGGCCGAAGGGATTGGAGTGGCTTAGGCTAGATTGCCCAGCTTCGCAAAGCCGTATGAGGATCACGGAATAGCAGATATGCTTTCACAAACGCCATCTGATTGCGGGGGAAAGTGCCATGGAAAGTATAGTACTCCGCTTGGCCGATAACTTCGGCGCGCAACAGGGGGATAAACCCGGCTGCAGTCTTAGGGCCGTAGACTGTCACAAGGTTGCGTTCTTGCAATCGGCACACTTCGCGCTCCCCGGCCAAGGTGAAAGGAATTTGATGTTTCCAATGGTGCCAGTCATGCCACGCGCGGAAAGCAAAGTTTGTTTCTGCGTCCGCATAGATTGTCTTATCGGAAAAATCCCCGGACACCAGCATCCGGCCCGTGCGAGCGATATGCGCCGTCAATTCGGCCAAGGTGCTAGGCGCATAGGGTGGAATTGGGGTTGCAAGCATGAAGTCAACCCCAGATTTTGGCTGGTGAACTGCAGCAACGTCGAAGCCGCAAGGAAACAAGCGGCGGGCGATGGTCTGAACTGCGACATTGAACGCGGGGGAAAGCGGCGCGGTAGCCTTGGGTACTGGCGCTTCGCATTGCAGAGCTTGCATGGTAAATCCCTCCGATGATAGTTGCGGTATAGCCTTCAATGCCCCAAGGCCCGCCGCACTGGTCAAGGTGCGCGCGGGCCGAAGGGATTGGAGCGGCTTAGGCGCTTGTGGCCTTGGCGATGGCGTCGCAGCTCGCGTCGTACTGCTTGGCGATCCGTTCGCGCTGGGCCTTGACGTATTCCGTGGCGGGTTTGTAAGCAAACTCGGCTTGCCACGCGATCAGGAATTGCAGCGACCCTTCCAGCGCCGCCAGCAGCTCCGCGTTGATCTCGCGCAGGCGCAATATTTCAGTGACGGCCTCGGCCCGCGTGTGCCCCGTGCGACAATCCCCAATGGTGTCGAATGTGCGCTTGCTGGTCATTTTACCCTTCGCTTGATTGAGCGTAGCGCTTATGGCATTCCCGCCACGTGGCCCCTACGGCGGGCCTGCGGGGCGACGGGCTAATGCCTAAAGCATACGCTCAGTATCATGCGGAATTGAGAAAGTCTAGCCCCTTGGCCCCTATTTGTTCATGGTATTCGTATGGATCACGCTGTTGTGATAGTTTGATAGATTGTTGCGCAAGGGCCAAAGGCTATCCCTATCGCCCCTCTTATCGTAGTCGAGCTACGACAGCACGCAGTAATCTTGCGCGCAATATTGTTGCGCAACAATATTTCGTATGCAACAATCGTGCCAGCAGGGGCGTCACGCAATTTTATTACTTAAGCATTGTCTAATATAGACCGGGGTGGGGGTGGGGGTGGGGGCGGCCACGGGACCGGGCGCGAGAAGTCGCCCCGCTTCTCTAACACGCGGCGAATTTTTGGGCGCCGGAGAAAATCAAGTCTTATCAAGAACTTAGCTCTAAGCCCCTGTTACACGCGGCGAATTTTTCGGATTTTGGGAAAATACAATGAAATCAATGTGTTAGCTTTTCAGCGCCTAACCTATTGTTTTCCTTGACACCGGAAACCAGTTCTGATAACACTAGTAACAAATGGGCACAGAACTCATCCTCAAGACCCCCGACGATGCCGATCTCGGCCCAGCGATGACCGCGCTGACCGAAAAGCAGCGGCGCTTCGTCTATGCGCTCCTACACATGGGAACCGCCAATCACACCGAAGCGGCCCGCGCGGCCGGCTACGAGTGCAGCACCGACAACAGCATGCGAGTGATGGCGCACACCGTGGCCCATAACCATCGTGTCCAGGCTGCAATGCTCGAAGAAAGCCAACGCCGGATGACCGCGGCAAGCACGATGGCGGTGAGCGAACTCGTCCGCATCGCCCACATGTCGCCGGACGACAAGACCAAGCTAAAGGCGATCGAGATGATCCTGAACCGTACTGGCCTCCACGCGAAATCGGAACACAAGGTCGTGGTGGACGACCAGCGGGACGACGCCGCGGTTGCCAAGCGCATCGCCCTCTTGGCCGCGGAACTAGGCCTCGACCCGAAGAAGCTCCTCGGTTCGGTCGGGGCCCCGGCAGTCGATGCCACGTTCGAGGAAGTTGAGAAGCCGGATGACGAACAATGGTGAAGGAATACAATCCCGATAAAGCGAAGCGTCTCCTCGACACGCTGGAGGCCGCGGCCGCGCGCCGCAAGAACCGGCGCATCGACTTCTTCACCCCCTATCCGAAGCAGCAGGAGTTCTTCGACCTCGGTTCCTCCAAGCGCGAGCGTCTCCTGATCGCCGGCAACCAGCTTGGCAAATCGGAAGCCGGCGCCGCGGAAGTCGTTTATCACCTGACGGGCGAGTACCCGGACTGGTGGCTCGGCCGACGCTGGGATCGCGCAGTCAAGGGATGGGCCGCGGGCGAGACGGGGCTGGTCGTGCGCGACGTGCAGCAGAAGAAACTCTGCGGGGAACCCGGCGTCGTGGACAGCCTCGGCACCGGGATGATCCCGAAGTCTTCGTTCACCGATAAGCCGACCCTGGCGCGCGGCGTCACGGATGCGTTCGACAGCATCCAGGTCCGGCACAAGTCGGGCGGCATCTCGATCCTGCGGTTCAAGTCCTACGAACAAGGCCGCGCGAAGTTCCAGGGCGACACGCTTGACTTCGTGTGGTGCGACGAGGAGCCTGATCTGGAGATATACTCAGAATGCTTGACGCGTGTAACCGCGACCAAGGGCATGGTCTTCATTACCTTCACTCCGCTGAAAGGGAAGTCGGATGTCGTCAATCGCTTCCTGAGCCAGCCCTCCCCCGATCGCGGCCACGTCACGATGACGATCTACGACGCCTTGCATATTCTGCCCGAGGAGCGCCAGACCATCATCGACGGCTACCCGGCGCACGAACGTGATGCTCGCGTGAATGGCATCCCGATCCTCGGTGGGGGCCGCATCTTCCCTTACGAGGAGAGCTTGATCGCAGAGGACGCCCTGACCTACGTTCCCGCCCATTGGGTGAAGATGTGGGGCATTGACTTCGGCATAGACCATCCCTTCGCCGCGGTCCTCGGATTGTGGGACAAGGACAACGACGTGATCCACATCCACTACGCGCTCCGCATGACCGGAGAGAACAACAACCTTCCGGTCAATCATGCAGCCGCGATGAAGCCGGTCGCCGTGAACGTCCCCGTGGCTTGGCCGCAGGACGGAACGCAGCGCGACAAGGGCTCAGGCGAAGTCCTGGCGCAGTCCTACAAGAAGGCCGGGTTGCGGATGCTGCCTGAGCCTGCTATGTGGGAGGAAGGTGGCAACTCGACCGAAGCCGGCATCTTGGAGATGCAGCAGCGCTTCACGACCGGGCGCCTGAAGGTCGCGCGCCATCTCGCGGAGTGGTGGGAGGAGTTCCGCCTCTACCACCGCAAGGACGGCCAGATCGTCAAGGTCCACGACGACTTGCTCAGCGCGACCCGCGTGTTCGTCATGGCGAAGCGTCACGCCAAGGTCGCAACCCTCGGGGGAACAAAGGCTTCCAAGAAACCCGGTACCGAGATCGCCAGGGATGTTGACTTCGATCTCAGTTGATGTATCCTGCATGAGCGACGGCGGCTTCCATAGGTTCGCCCTGGGTTGACGAAAGCAGAAGGACGCTTCTAAGTAGAGATCGGACGTAAAACGCTCAGCCGATCATCATTAAGCCCGCCGTCGCCGTTTTCTTCCACAGGGGATCAGCCATGCAACGCTTCATCGATGCTTTCCTGAATTTCTTCCGCGATTGGGTCGGTTTGCCCCGGCGTTTTCATCTCCATGCCAAGCTCGGCCGCTTCACGGCGCCGCTGGCGATCGCTCTCATGCTCGGCACAATGCCGGCGCAAGCGCAACAGGCTTGTGATCCCTGGTCGAAGATCGCGGACTATGCGGGGCAGCAGGGCCTCCCGGTCGTGAAGTTGACGGACGCGCAAGCGAAGAAGATCGAAGACGATTTTAACGCGATCCCGCCCGCGTCGAATGAAAAGTTCGACAGCGTGTATGTCGTGAAGCTGCGCGACCGGACCAATCTCGTGGTCCTGGTGAACAAGGGTTGCGTCCAAGGGAGTGGGCAATTCGACGCCGAGGGGCTCGCGAAATTGATTGGCGAGCCGGGGCGGGCGATCTAATGCCCCAGTGGCCCCTTCCGTTTCGGGTGTTTCTGGCGGCGTGTTTCTACGGCTTCCCCCTCCTATTCCTACTCGCCGGGCTCGGTCACGGTTCCTATGTGACGGAGTGGCGGTTCTTGACCGCGGTCCAGTTGACCGAGGAGTTCCAACGACGTAACCAAGTCCATTGCGACGACGGCATCTGCTGGGGCGAAGCCGGCGGCTTTCGGGATGCGGAGAGTTGTACCCTGGCGCTCCTGAGCCAGCAGGCCGAGACTTCCCGCAAGGGTGCGAAGACGCTGCGGATCGAGGGTGGCAACAAATGCTTCGAGACGCCCAAGCGCACGATCGTTCTGAAGTCGTGATATGTGGCGCCTTCGGTTCGCTTTTATCCTGATGGCGGTGGGCCTCGGTTTCTGCGTTCCTTATTGGATGGCTGAGCCGGCGCCGGTCGTCTATCCGGTGATGAAAGGTAACAATCCCTGCGGTATCCGTTACAATCCGCGGAACGACTGGGAAGGGGCGGTACAACAGAGTGGCTTCATTTCACGAATTTACGGACTTCGCGCCTGTGCCCTGACGCTGAAGACCTACCACGACAAAGGCATTCGCACGGTTGGAGGTATGATCGAACGCTGGGCCCCGCCGGCCGAAAATGATACAGGGGCTTTCACGGCGTTTGTCAGTGGGTGGCTGGGCGTCGTCTCCGACGAGGTGATCCCGCAGGATTACGAGACATTCGTGGCGCTGGTGCATGCGATCTCGCGCTTCGAGAACACTGGCCCACGGGTTAGCGCCTGGGAACTGGAGATGGGTATGAAGCTGGCGGGGTTTACCCGATGACGAAAGCATCTTACGTTTTAATAGCATTGATCGCGGTGTTGGTGGCCGCGATGCTCGCCTATGCCTTACGGGGGTACCCGCTGTGATCGGCTTGATCTGGGATGCTCTATTCGGCTGGATGGGTGTTGGCCTGATGGTCGCCGCGGGCGCCGCGGCTGTGGCTGTCTTGTTGCCGGTCTGGCTGAGTGCTATCATCCCCAACCTGCGCGCGGCCGCGATTGTGGTCGCGGTAATCGCCGGCACGACGACGATTATCTATGGAAAGGGTTTCTCCGATGGCGCAGATGAAGTCCGGGATCAATGGGAGGACGCCAAATCTGCCGCGGTCAAACGCGCGGAAAAGGCTCGTTCCGATGCTGAGCGTGATGTCGCTAAGCATCCTGCTCCAAGCCTGCGGGACAAGCACAACCGGGATTAAGGAGGGGCTATGACTACAAAAATTTCTGTCTACCTCGACAATGGTATCGTATTCGAGTACGAAGTTTCCGATCCTATGAAGGGCCGGGAACACGCTGCGGCTATCATAAAATCAGGCTATCGGCATACACCGGCGGGTAGCTCTGACCTTGAATGGTTTCCGCCGCATCGGATCGAAAAGATAAAAGTGCTGGGAAGTGGCGAGACGACAGCTTACAAAGATACAGCGAGGGCAACATGAAGGGTCGGCTGTTTTTCTTATTAGTAGCGAGCATCCTGCTCCAAGCCTGCGGGACAAGTTCAACCGAGACTGAGGCCCAGTGCGGCGCATGGCGCCCTCTGACTTATTCGGGGAAGTTGGACACGGCGCCCACGATCGAGGGCGTTCGTACCCACAATAAGACTGGAAAGAACCTCGGTTGCTGGGATTGACACGCAACTTTGTTGCGCGTAGGATGCCCGGTCCAATCGAAGGAGTATGCCATGAACCCTGAAAATGCGGTCGCCGCGGCCCAAACCGGCTGGCGCTGGATCGTGGCGAAGTCCTGGCATTACTGCCTTGTGATCTTCGCGCTCGGCGTCCTCGTCGGCGCAGTCGTGTTCTAAGCTCATGCCTGACACCCTTTCCCTTGCGGCCCAAGACCTCGGCCTCGGCGACGACCTGTTGAAGCAGATGCAGGAACAGGACAAAGCCCGGCGCGAGAAGGCCGCGCAGGATAAAGCCGCGGGCCTGGGGCCGGCCACGGCGATGCTGTTCGCGGGGACCGGCGGTGTTTGACGGGATCAGCACTCGGAAGATTTCCACCGAAGAACAGGAAATGGTGGTCGAGGGCCTGCGCCTATTTTCCCAGGTGCGCCTGATCCG